ATGGGAACTGGGGTACAGGAAAGACTCACTTTATCAGAAAAAAAATTTCCCAAGTACTATGATAAAAACATTTTCTATTATATTTCTTTACTAGGTATTAAATCCTTATCAGATTTCAAAGCTAAAATTATAGATTGTTACTACCTGCAAGATATACAAACATTTAAATCCGGGCTCGAAAGTCTATCAGGAATAGGTAGCATTGCCAGCGGCTCACCTGCAAGTGCCAATATTATTAACAGCATGTTTAATTCTATTGGTGCAAGTGTTAGAGAAAACATTTTATCAAAACTGGATGGTATTTTTATATTGGATGATATAGAGAGAATATCCGAAACATCATTAGTTAGTGAAATTTTGACATATTGCCATTCTCTTTATATGTCCGAGATGAACTCAAATTTAGACTTTATTATTATTACCAATACATCAACTGAGTCTGGTTTAAAAATAGAACACAAGGAAAAACTCATTGCAGAAACACTTCATTATAATCCGCATCCAGAGGAAATATTGGATATAGATATAATAAATGGAAAGCTTTCCCAATTCCCACAGGAAGATAAAATTCTCTTTGAGGATATAGTAAAAAAATAACAACATAGTTAACATCCGTATTTTGATGCGTATTTTGGACACAGCTACGCCATTATATGAATACGTTAAATCATATCCTCATCTTTCTTGGAGAATACCATCAACAATTCTTTTAAACTCAATATGCTCTTTCTTCATTTTATTATTTTTGCATAATCACTCTCTTGAGGAGCTTCTCAAGGATCAAGATCCAACATTTTTATTAAACACCGAGGAATCAAGTGATAGTGAGAGAGTGCTATGGTTAGCATTGAATAATTACAAAATAAAACCTGAGATTAAAAGGTATTATAGCGGACAAGCTTCATTAAATGACATATTGGATGTTTTGTTTTATGAAGCAAAACCGCTTACTATGAGAGAAATTGCAATATCAGTACGTCCAGAATTACATGAGATAAATGAAAAGGAACTTTCAAATACACTTGTCGACTTAATTTGCCGTAAGATTGATTGTAATTTCTATGAATGGATAAAAGCGTTTCAGAATTATGAGTATTTAACCACACATAAATACCTACCAAAATCACCAATTATAACTCTAAAGTTTGTCACTTCGATTCTGAACGGATTCACTGACAATGAAGTTGCAGAATGCTTTGAGCTATACTCACTTGATAGAAAAAATAGCTTAAATAGTGGTTTTGAAGATAGCAAATTGCTGTACTCAATTTCATTTTACCGTTATAAAAGCACGATCAAAATGCGTGAGCTCAACACTATTAGGTTGCAATTAGAATTGAATGGCTGGGCATCATTCAATGCTAACCAATTAACCACTTTAGATCCATTCGGAAATTATAAGCCGCTTGAAGTGCTTGGTGTATCATTTGTAACAAAATGCGTTTTAAAGAATTGGGCAGTTAATGATATTGAGCAATTTAGTTCTTTCTTGCGTAGCAACTATCAAATCAGCAACATAAAACAATTCGCCACTAATGAAAAAAACAAACTTATTTATCTTAGTCAAAAACTTGATATTTTTTGCCTTTCCTATAAAGAAAGCTTTAAATTTGGAGCCATATACGATCTAAACAGAACAGTTAAAATTGCCATTAACAAATTATGAGAACATCCACTTTACCAAAAAATCATTTTTTTGGTGGGGTAATACCTGGCGATTAACAAATCTGAAAACAAAGCTCTAATACAGCGGCGAAAGCATGATTTACTTGTGTATATTTAGTTCAAGACGTGCTTCGCCGTGCATCTCTCACTATTTCCCTCCAGAGCAACATTAAAATACTTCATATAATATAGATATAAGTATCATCTAGCCAAAAACCATTTGAATCCACATGCATTCCAGCTTTTATTGATACTCTATCTGATATATCATCCCACCAATTCAGCCATTAATGCTATGACAGGAATTCTAGTTATTCATCATTTTGAGCTGATGATGTAATAACGCAACTTATTAATATCTAATGTTTTTTCACTCACCCCTATTACTTCTGTGGCGCTTGCAAAAAAATCATTCAGTCTGAAGCAGGTAATTAATCTCGCCACTTACTATCAGTTTCGGGAAAGTACACTAAACATGCTTTTTCACCCAAGATTAACTAACCGCCAGACCAGCAGACACGCCACCACCGGCACAGCAAAATCCATCAGGCTTGCCACATCCCATGCACGTGGATCAAAACCGCCCCACCACGGCATATTCATACGCTTGCCATGCCCGAACATTTCAATCCAGCGATATTCTGCCTGGGTGTGTTCGCGCGCAATGAAGAACGTACAACCAGCTATCGCCCCGTAAGCCCAGTTTCCGGTAAAAAGGCCAATCAGCACCTGCGCAGCCACAGCACAAAGCGCATGAAGGAAAGGTGTTATATCCATTACTCCTCCTTTATCAGATATCACTTCGGGAAGTTGATAACAACTTTAATTCTGACTCAAGTTCATCAACTCTTTCAGTCAGTTTCTGGATATGGTGAATCAGTGGAACAACCAGACGTTCGTACATTACACCTTCGGCAACAAGGCCATTGCTGGAAATAGCTTCCGGAGCATCATTCTCGTTAGCTGGTCGCCAGTGTACAAACTGAGGGGCAATTTCTCCAACTTCCTCGGCAATCAACCCGTAGAATCCCCAGTCACGCCTGTCATTTTCGCATTGCGACCTGTACCACACAGGGCGCATCTTGAAAATGAGATCGGCGTGCTCTGAATCTATCGTCTCTACTGAATGTTTATAGCGGATAGACGATGTTGACCGCAGCACAGACGAAATTGCGGGGTCAGGATTAAGATAAAGGTTTGCCGCCGCTGTAGTCGTGCCCAATCCCCACAAATAAAACGCTTCACGACCAGTCAGCGGGTAAAAATCTCCACCATAACGACCACTTTCCAGATCGTTCACTTCCACTTTGTTTTTCAGCTTATTATCAACTTCAGTTTTTGTGTATCTGGAGCTGATATCCTGCTTTGCACTGGTCATCTCAGTCTGAAGCGTTGATACTTTTCCGTTAATTGAGGAAATATCTTCCTTAGCTTTACTGACATCTCCCTTTAGCGTGGTAATGTCTCCCGGAATTACTGTCGATGTAGCCATTTTTCTTCCTCACATCCAGCCACGAAGTTGATGCTCAACAGCAACCACGTATTCATCGAATATTGACGGTGTTTTCACATCATTAATGATGCGCACGTTTACAAAATATCCGTCTTCCTTAACACATACCGGTTCGCCATCTTCATTCAGTTCTCCGGTTTCTTTGTACACGTTACCTATCACGTCAATAAGAATATCATCCTGCATCGACTCGTCATCATAATAGCCAGTGCTATCCATAAAGGCCGAAAAGTCGGCCTTGTCTGCAAATTTGAGTGTTAAATCTTTCATTAGATTGACTCCCCCATCTGAGCATCAGTCAATGCCTTGTGCCATATTCTGAAATTCCTGATATGACCAAATAAATGACGTAATCCGGCTGTAGTCTGGCCTCCAATACGGATAATTGCGGTGCTCTGAATATAGGACCATGTGGTTTTTGTTTCGCTGGATATACGCCCGTTACTTACTGCGCATGTAGACTGATCAGACTTTACACGCATCCCCATAACCATTTTTTCAAGTGATGCTTTTTCGTTTATCCGTCTGTTAGACCCACCAATATCGCAATAAGGAAATCCGTCGTAATCTGCTGAAGAACCGAAGCCAAGAATAATAGCCGCTCCGGTTTGATGACCGCCGGTATCAAAAACACGCGGTGCTGCATTTGGCGTTTTATACCAGTTCTTATGTACCTCACAAAGAACCGTAAAAGGAAGATTATAAAGATTATTCTTAATTGGGACTGTAACTATATCGCTTGCCCGTGTTACCGGTGCAGCCCCCGTAACAATAAAAGATGATGCGCCTGTACCAGCCTCAATCTGGGGAGTGGTTACATCGAGACAATCCCCTGATGCCACCATCTGACCTGTATCCGGAGAATACTGGACGAAACCACCAACCGTATTTTCTGTTGTATCTGCTTTTAATGTAGCCTCAAAAAATATCCAGCCAGTTGCATCATCCTTAACAGACCTTGCTGTAACACGGCTTGTCTGACCCGTCTTGCTAATTATGCGGGTGGTAAGGTTCAGGCTTGCTGTTCCTATTGATGTCCTTACTTCCCCATCATAATGTTCAAATAAAATACGAACGGCGATATTATCAACTTCACTTTTTACCCGGCAGGATATAGTTACATACTTTTCGTCACCTGAAGTATCAACCCCACCGGTACTTGAATACAGCCCTATAATGGTATGCGCTTTACTTGTGCCAACAATCGAATCCTGTACGACAAACCGGCCATAATTAAAACCGAAACTATCTGTGCCTGTTTCTGTAACGTCCAGTGAAGTTGACTTATTCCACTTCGAAGGGTCTGTACTGTTCGGGAAGAAGTTCGTTCTTTGCCCCTCAATAAGCAGGCCATCACGTTCAAACCGTGGCTCGTCAATGGCAGCCTCTGTCAGCACACCAGATTTATTAATGTAAGTTGCTTTCGATGCGCGTTTAAACTTTACAATCTTGTCGCCAGGCATTGTTATTTCATCGTCGCCAATAACAATTTTTTTTATATGATGGCGAAAAGCCCGTAATCATATCCAATGAATCGTTAAACGGTATCCACACATCGGGAAGCGGCTGCAAAACTTGTTTATACGGCTCCGCAGCCTGGCTTGCATACTCTCTGGCTGCGTCTTCACTTGCTTTTGCAGCCGTCTGGCTTGCAGCGGATGCTTTCGCCGAGTTAGCCGCCGCAGTCTCGCTCGCCTTTGCGTTGGTTTCACTGGTTTTTGCAGCTTTTTGACTGTTGGCAGATGCAGTGGCAGAAGTAGCCGCCGCACTTGCAGAACCGGCTGCGGCACTTTCGCTTTGGGCCGCTGCATCCTGACTGTTTTTCGCCGCAGTTTCGCTGGCTTTGGCATTCGTTTCGCTTATTTTCGCTGCCGTCTGGCTGGACTTTGCGTTAGTTTCACTCGTCTTCGCAGCTTTCTGGCTGTTAGCCGCAGCAGTTGCTGATCCAGCTGCTGAAGTCGCAGAACCGGCTGCAGCACTCTCGCTTTCGGCTGCTGCATCCTGACTGCTTTTCGCCGCAGTTTCACTGGCTTTGGCATTCGTTTCGCTTATTTTCGCTGCCGTCTGGCTGGACTTTGCGTTAGTTTCGCTCGTCTTTGCGGCTGTCTCACTGTTTTTCGCGTTGGTTTCTGATTTTTTGGCAGCTGTCGCGGAGTTTGCCGATGCAGTCTGCGAGGACGCTGCCGCCTGTGCGCTGTTAGCTGCATTCGTTTCTGAGGTTTTCGCCGCGTTCTTCGATGATGCCGCTGCAGTTTCGGATTTCTTTGCCGCCGCTGCGCTCTGAGAGGCGGCTTCGGCGTTGCGTGCCGCTTCTTCCACCATTGCCTCAAAACGACGCAATGCCTCCGGCATGACATCATCTTCCGTCATGGCACCGAGAAAATCATTCAGCGTACCTGGTCTGGAACCTTCATAGACGGTAATGGTCCCGGCATGTGAAGGCGGAAAACCTTCAACCAGCAGGGTGACGCTGTACTGACCATACTCAACATCCATGCTGTAACGCCCGGCTTCATCCGGATTTTCAGAGGCCACCGTGTTCACCAGTACCGTGGTGCTGTTACGCTTTGCCTTCAGTTGAATAGTGCAGTTCTGTATTGGTTTTCCCGCACCATCTTTCAGCACACCTGAGATTTTTACTGCTGCCATATCCACTCCACAAAAAAGCCCGCCTGAACCGGCGGGCTGTCATAACACTGTGTTACCTGGCTAATCAGAATTTATAACCGACACCCACGATAAAACCGTCAGTGCGCCAGTCGCCACTGCCGGAGCCTTCATAAGCAAGGTCAATGGCCACGGATTCGGTCGGGTTAAACTGCACGCCAGCCCCCCACGCCAGAGACGTGTTGCTGTGGCGACCGTCATCACTTCCGGTCAGCACATCGTGCGTTTTCCCCTTGTTATCAGTTACGCGGAGATAATCCCCGGAGAAAGTCGACACACGGCTGTAAGCCACACCCGCCATCGCATAAGCACTGAACCATTCATTCACGCGCACAGATGGCCCCGCCATCATGCTGAACCAGCGGTTACGCACTGAATCTTCATGCCAGCGGGTATCGCTGTAACGGGTAAGCTGGCGATTCTTGTCTCCTGCATAGCTGAATGACGTCACCAGCCCCAGCGTGTCCGTAAATTCATAACGGTATTTCACGTTAATGCCCTTCAGGTCATCGTTGCCGGGCATATCTGTATGGGACTGAAGATACCCGGCGCTTAGTGTGGACTGATGCTCTGCTGCACTCGCTGGCGTACCAGCGGCGACCAGCCAGACTACTGCAGACAGAATAACAGCACATAATTTACGCATAATTACCTCTCGCTTTTCTGCAATAAAAAAGGCGCCATTTCTGGCGCCCGTATTTGGGTTATAAAATTCAACTGATACTGATACCGGCTGTTGATTTCTTCATCACGACAACAAGAAGGTCGCTGATACTGGTCGTTGGCGTCCAGTTATTAGCACCATATGAAGAAACATTGAAAGTCAGGGTGACATGACCGTGTCCGGCAGGCATATCAATGACGGATGAAAATACCCTGCTGACATCCGTCGCGGGTTGCTGAAAGATTTCCTGTCCGTTCTTCAGCACCTGCAGCTTACAGGTTGAATACCAGTATGACTGTTGGTTGTTGCTGTTGAAGTTTTCATGCTTACCACCGCGAAACAGAACAGGTGGGATTACTATCTGACGGTCAAAAGCCTGATCATCGTACACAGTGACCGTTATTGTACCGCTGGCATAACTGCCATTTCTCGGAAAGGCTTTTCCCACCGTTTTGACAATATCACCTTCAATCTGGTTGGCAGACAGTTTTCCCAGAATCAGACAGTTCTGGTTAATCGTGACATTATTGAGCGTCCCGGAGTTCGCATTCACGTTACCGCTGATATCGGCATTTTTCGCCGTCAGCCGCCCGTCCGGTGTCAGGGAAAATACCGGAGGATTGCCGCCGCTGGTAATGGTGGGAGCCGTCAGATACTTCAGGAACACTTCGTTCATGAATATCTGGTTGCCCTGCGCCACAAACATCGGCGTTTCATTCCCGTTTGCCGGGTCAATAAACGCGATACGGTTAGCGGCAACCAGGAACTGGCTCAGTTTGCCTTCCTCCGTATCCTCCATGCTGAGGCCAAGCCCCGCGACATAATGCCTGCCGTCTTCGGTCTGCTCAATTTTGACGCCCCACATGGCATTCCATTTATCGTTGGCGTCTTTCCACTCTTTCGAAAACTCCTCCAGTTTGCTGGCGTTATCCTCCGTCAGCTCGACTTTTTCCAGCAGCTCCTTGCCGAGATGGGATTCGGTTATCTGGCCTTTGAAAAAATCCAGGTAACCTTCCGCATCATCGCTCGCCCGACCGACAGCCTCCACGAATGTCGATTTGCCGACGGTGTTCACACTGCGAACGTAAAAATAATAATCATGGCCCGGTTTGATATTGATACTGGCGGCTATCCAGTACAGCGCCGTGCCAAGATAGCGGGCTGTGGTTTCAACCTGCCTGATATCCGCAATCCGCTTTTCCGAGAACCAGAACTCAAACTGTACCGTCGGATCATAAACGGCAAGATGCGGCGTGGCGGTTATCTGAAAATAGCCCGGCGTCAGCTCAATCCGCGACGGCGCTGCCGGTGCGGCAATCCGGAACGATACCGATGCCGGATCGCCCTGCTGCCCCCAGGCATTTGCCGCCCGGACTGTCAGCCTGTAGTTTCCCAGCGCCAGTTGCGTGAAGCGGTATGTGGTTTCCGTCGTCCGGGCCGTGCTGACCAGCCGCTCACTGCCGTCATCCGCTGCCACGGTCAGGCGAAGCATAAAGCTCACACCCTTCACCACCTTCGGCGTATCCCAGCGCGCCAGCACCTGGTATTCCCCGCTGTCTGCGGTGACTTCTGCGGTCAGGTGCTGCACCGCTGGCGGCGTGACACCATTCACCGTGCCGCTCTGGTCGCCGTCAAAGTGCGCCCCGTTATCCACGATGGCCTCTTTCTCCGGCACATGCTGCACAGCGGTGATGGCATACGTGCCGTCGTCATTCTCACGGATACTCACACAACGGAACAGGCGCTGGCGCAGCGTCGGCAGCTTCAGCCCCCACACGCTGTACTCGGCAACGCCGTCAGGAACCCGGCTCACTTTCACCTTCACGCCGTCGGTGACGGACTGGACCTCCACGCTGACCGGATTCCCCTGCCCGTCAACCAGGCTTATCAGCGTGGTGCCGGAGGATGGCAGCGTGATTTCTCGGTCGAGCGTCAGCGTCCGGGTCTGGCTGTTCACCGCCAGCACACGCCCGCCGATGCTGATCCCCGCATAGTCATCATCACAGATTTCAATGACATCACCCGGTACATGGCGAAGCCTTCTGCGCCCACGCTGAAGTCCACGGTCTGCGTTTCCAGCAGCTCCGTTTTAATCAGCCACAGCCCGGCGCGGTGTGCCTGCCCCCGGCTGGTACAGCCAAAGGCATCCATCTTCGTGACGTTGCGACCGTAACGGAGAATGGCCTGCGTATCTTCAACAAGCTCTGTCGCCGTCTCCCAGCCGTTATTCGGGTCAATCCAGTTCACCTCAATGGCATTATGGCGGTCCTTCAGGGCGCTGAAGCTGTAGCGGAACGGCGCGCCATCATCCGGCATCACCACATTACTGCGGTTATAGGTCCACACCTTATCCGACGGTCGGTCCTGCACGAACGTCAGCGTCTGCCCGTTCCATACCGGCATACAGCGCATCGCCGAGCAGAAATCACTGAGAACATCCCACGCCTTACGCTGTGTGGTCAGGTAGGCATTACAGGTGATGCGCGGCTCCGTGCCGCCAAAACCGTCCGGCACCGACTGGTCGCAATACTGGCCGATGACATACAGCGCCCATTTATCCACATCTGCCGCACCAAGACGTTTACCCATGCCGTAGCGCGGGTGGGTCAGCATATCCCACAGACACCAGGCCATGTTGTTGCTGTATGCTGGCTTAAACGTTCCGTCCCAGATACCGCTGTATTGCCGCGTCTGCGGGTTATAGTTCGACGGCACCTGCAGAATGCGCCCGCGAAGATGATAATTACGGCTCACCTGCTGGCTGCCGAACTGTTCCGAGTCCACCTGCACGCCGACCAGTGCCGTGTTCGGGTAGCACAGTTTCACATCGATGATTTCGGTGTATGACGACCAGAGCGTTTTGTTCTGCAGCTGGTCTGTGGTGCTGTCCGGCGTCATCCTGCGCATCCGGATATTAAACGGGCGCGGCGGCAGGTTACCCACCACCACCGAGGCCAGATACTGCGAGGTAGTTTTGCCCTTAATGGTGATGTCTTTTTCCGTCACCCAGCCACCGTTACGCTGTATCTGAACCAGCAGGCGGACTTCCGACGGATTCCGGTCTCCCTTTGAGGTGGTTTCCACCAGTGCCTGCACACCGAAGGTAAAGCGCAGACGGTCGATGTTTGCCGACGTGATGGTCCGGGTGATCGGCGTGTCATATTTTACTTCCGTACCCAGCACCGTCTCGGATCCGGAGGATTCAAAACCCTCCGGCGGTGTCTGCTCCTGCTCACCTGCCCGGAACACCACCGTGACACCGGCGATGTTGGTATTCCCTTCACTGTCCAGCACCGGCGTACTGTTCAGCAGCACGCTTTTTAATCCATCCACCGGACCTTCTATCGGCCCTTCGCTGATGGCATCGATCACACTCAGTAACTGCGTGGATTTCAGGTTGTCCTTCGCTTCGCGCGGGGTATGCCCCTTACTGCTGCCTTTACCCATTCGTCATGCTCCATAAACGACAAAACCGCCCGGAGGCGGTTTCACATAAAACATTTTGCATCAGCGACCAATCACCACAACCTGACCACCGTCCCCTTCGTCTGCCGTGCTGATCTCCTGAGAAACCACCCGCGACCCCACACGCATTTCACCGTACAGAACAGGCAAAACATTGCCCTGAGCAACCATGTTATCCAGTGAGGAGAAATAGGTGTTCTGTTTGCCGTTATCTGTACTGGCTGCCGTGGGCGTCCTGGCTTTCGGTGCCAGCATCTGCGCCACACCTCCCAGGATCATACTGGCCCCTGCCGCATACATGCCCGATACAGCCGCGGCACCCAGCCAGCCCACAGGGTTCCACCATGCCACCGCAATCAGCGCCGCCCCCAGCACTGCCTGAAAAACACCGCCACTTTTGGCACCAGCCAGACGCGGTACGATGTGGATCACGGCACCATTTGCCAGCGGCTCATTAAGACGGGCAGATAATTCATTTTCGCCTGCATCACGCCCGGCAATGCGCACCTGATACCAGCCCTCATTCAGTTTCTGACGAAACGCCGGGAGCTGTGTGGCCAGCGCCCGGATGGCTTCGGCCCCCGTTTTCACACGAAGGTCGATGCGACGGCCAAATCGTTGCAAATCCCCGTAAAGGCAGATGCGTGCCATGCCCGGTGACGCCAGAGGGAGTGTGTGCGTCGCTGCCATCTATCGGTATACCTCTCTCGTTTGCTCAGTTGTTCAGGAATATGGTGCAGCAGTTCGCCGTCGCCGCAGTAAATGGCGGCATGATTCGGCACCGATGAACCAAAACAGCACAGCAGCACATCGCCCGGCTGCGCCGCTGACAACGGCACCTGATACAGCCCCGTTGCCTCCAGATTATCCAGATAGAGATTCTGGCCGTTACGCCACCAGTCATCCTCGCGATGAAAATCCGGCATCTCTATCCCCGCCAGATGGTAAGCATCCCGGAACAGCGTGTAACAGTCCGTCACCCCGTGCTCAAAGCGCCGCCCGGTAAGATGCGGCACACAGCGGAACTTATGAATCGCCCCCCGGCAGACCAGCCACCACGGCAAATCACTCTGCACCTGCAGCCGCCGGTCAGCCTCACTCAGCCAGGGCAGACCTCCGGGATGACTGTGGACCAGCGCCACAATCTCACCCTGCATTTCTGCCTGCAGCCAGTCCTCCGGCGACATCCGGAAATACTCCTCCGGCTCACCGGAGATATTCACGCAGGGAAAATATCTTTCCCCCTCCGGCGTTCTCACCACGAAGCCGCACGACTCCGCTGGCGCACATCGCCGGGCGTGCGCCAGAATCGCTGATTCTGTCTCTGTCATGGGATTTACTGCGAAAGTTTGTTAATGGAAAGGAAGCCGCCAAAGTTGCCGACGTTATTGCGAAACTTGCAGCCACTCAGGCATTTGCTGCATTTATCCTTCGTGATATCGGACGTCGGCTGGTCATATTCATCCGCGACCGCCGGACCGCTATAACCGCACTCATCACCGCGATAGGTCCAGGTGCAGGTGTTGGCCAGCATGATACGTCCCGGAAAAACAGCGCCGTCCGTTTCCGTCGGCGTGGACAGTACAAAGGAGGCACTCACCGCGCTCAGTTCGCTGCACTGCTCAATGCGCCAGCGGCTGATCACCTCCTGCTCCGGATCGGCGTCGCTGTTTCCGTTGACGAAGTTCACCGCATCCAGAAAACGGGCATAAACCTTACGCCTGACCACCGTTCCGCAGACCAGACTCTGCAGTTCTTCCGCCATCCCGGTGACCATGCCGTGCAGGTTAGAGACCGTCAGTGTCGGACGGGCAGCACTGCCCTTGCCGTTCAGTTCAAATCCCGTCCCCTGAATGGGGTATGCCTGATACTGCCGCCCCTGCCAGGTGACCGGCTCACCTTTTTCGTTCTGCTCATTACAGAAAAAATAACGTTCACCACCGACCTCTGTCAGATCGATTTCCCAGAGCACCACGCTGGCAGACTGCTCCGCACGGGTGCATTCATTCAGTGTTTCCTGTCGGATATCCTGCATCAGTTCACCACCTGTTCAAACTCTGCGCTGAACTCAACACGCAACATACTGACCCGCGACGACCATTTTGCGCAGGTCACCTTTATCTGCCGGTAGCCATAAGGCGGCGTCCACAGAAAGGCCTTCCAGCCCCCGTGCTCAGCCAGAAACGACTCCAGCGCCGCGGCCTCCCAACGGGGAACAGAAAGCGTCACGCTGTACGTTTTCAGGTCGACATTCAGCCCGGCAGGCGCTCGCTGGGAATAGCCATCACCAAAGCGCACCTTCCTGACGGAAGGGGCCGAAGCCACATCCATACCGGGTTTCACTTTCCAGCGGAAGGTTTTCATCGTCCACCTCCGGAGAACAGGCCACCATCACGCATCTGTGTCTGAATTTCATCACGGGCACCCTTGCGGGCCATGTCATACACCGCCTTCAGAGCAGCCGGACCTATCTGACCGTTCGTGCCGTCGTTATTAATCACCACATGGTTATTCTGCTCAAACTTCCCGGACGCCTGCGACCGGCTGTCCGCCAGGCTGCCCGGTGTACCGACATAACCACCGGTGGCATAGCCGCGCATCAGCCGGTAGAGATTCCCCACGCCAATCCGGCTGGTTGCCTCCTTCGTGAAGACAAATTCACCACGGTGAACAATCCCCGCTGGCTCATATTTGCCGCCGGTTCCCGTAAATCCTCCGGTCGCAAAATGGAATTTCGCCGCAGCTGCCTGAATGGCTGTACCACCTGACGCTGATGCGCCACTACTGGCAGCACCGCCAATGGCGCTGCCGATACTCCCGACAATCCCCACCATTGCCTGCTTAAGCAGAATTTCTGTCATCATGGACAGCACGGAACGGGTGAAGCTGCGCCAGTTCTGTTCACTGCCGGTCAGCATCGCCGCCATATTCTGTGCAATACCATCAAAGGTCTGCGTGGCTGCACTTTTAACCTGCGACATACTGTCCGTGGCGCTCTCTTCCCACTCACTCCAGCCTGACCTGAGGCCTGCCATCCAGCTCCCGCGAAGCTGGTCTTCAGCCGCCCAGGTCTTTTTCTGCTCTGACATGACGCTATTCAGCGCCAGCGGATTATCGCCATACTGTTCCTTCAGGCGCTGTTCCGTGGCGTCCCGCGCTGCCTGCCGGTCAGTCAGCCCCCGGTTTTTCGCCTCAATGGCTGCCCGTTTTGCCCGTTGCTGCTGTGCGAATTTATCCGCCTGCTGCGCCAGCGCGTTCAGGCGCTCCTGATACGTGACCTTGTCACCAAGTGCAGCCAGCTGGCGTTTGTACTCCAGCGTCTCATCTTTATGCGCCAGCAGGGATTTCTCCTGTGCGGACAGCTGGCGACGTTGTGCCGCCTCCTCCAGTACCGCGAACTGACTTTCTGCCTTCCACATATCCCGGCGCTGCTGGCTGATTTTCTCATTCGCTCCGGCATGCTTCTCCAGTGTCCGGAGTTCTGCCTGAAGCGTCAGCAGGGCAGCATGAGCACTGTCTTCCTGACGATCGCCCGCAGACACTTTCACGCCGGACTGCTTCGGCTTTTTCAGCGTCGCTTCATAGTCCTTTTTCGCCGCCGCCATCAGCGTGTTGTAATCTGCCTGCAGGATTTTTCCGTCTTTCAGTGCCTTATTCAGTTCCTCCTGGCGGGCGGTATATTTCTCCAGCGGTGTCTGCAGGCGTTCGTAAGCCTTCTGCGCCTCTTCGGTATATTTCAGCCGTGATGCCTCAGACTCGGCCCGATCTTTTGCTGCCATCTCACTGGCCTTTTCAAGATCTGCCTGCAACGTGGCGGCTGAAAGCCCAAGTCGCGCATTCTCTCTCTTCTCCCATGCCCCCCGAAGATTGGCAAGAAATGCTGACGTTTTACCGCGCCGGTGGCTCCGGCTCTGATACCACTGCCATTTTTTATCCGCTTCATCAAAAGCTTTTTCAGCTTTGGCGAGCATATCAGCAGAGGAGTCCGGGCGGCCAATATCCAGCACCGCATCCCACATGGATTTGAATGCCTGTGCAGTCCTGTCTGCCCAGGTCTCCAGCGTACCCATGTTATCTTTCAGTTTACGGGTCTGGTCATCAAACCCTTTCGTTGCGGCCTCGTTCGCCGCCTGCAATGCCCCGGCTTCATCGCCGGAACGCTGCAACTGAGCAACATATGCAATCTGCTCCGCCGTCACGTTATGGAACTGGCGCGCCATCGCCGTCAGCCCCGACGTCGGGTCAGTGGTCAGCTTCCCGAAGGCTTCAGCGACCTTGTCCACCTCCACGCCGGATGCAGAGGAGAAACGCGCCACACTCTGGCTGATGGACGCAATCTGAGCCTCGCCGCTTACCCCCGCCTTAACCAGTGCGCTGAGTGACTCGCTTGTCTGGTTAAACGTCAGCCCTGCGGCCTGCCCGGCTCTGGACAGGACCAGCATACGATCTGCCGTCAGTCCCGCCTGATTACCGGAAAGGACCAGCGTTTTATTGAAATCGGACAGGGTTGAGTCACCCTGATACCAGGCATACGCCAGCGCACCGGTCGCCACCGCCAGCGAAGTGATACCAACCATCGGCAGGGTGATCGCACCGGCAAGCCCCCTGAACATGGGGATCATCCCGCCGAAGGAGTCCTTCACCTGACCACCCTGTTGCAGCAGGATCAGCCACGGATTCTGCCCCCCTGCAAGCTGTGTGGCCACGTCGGTGAACTGCGCAGGCAGCATACGCATGGCGGCTTTATACTGCCCGACGGAAATCCCCGCTTTCTGTGCAGCCAGCGCCTGCCGGTTCATTGACTGTTCAACGACTGCCGCTGTTTTTTTCGCATCAGTTTCCGTACCGGAAAAATGACGCCTGACTCTGGCCATCTGCTCGTCAAATCTGGCCGCATCCAGACTTAAATCAACGACCAGATCGCCTACCGGTTCAGCCATACCGGACTCCTCCTGCGATCCCTTCTGATACTGTCATCAGCATTACGTCATCCTCCGTCATGTCCGCCACATCCGGGGAGGCGGGGATAACTTCATTCCCGTCCGGACCAAAACGAACACCTCCGGCAAGCCCTGCCGCTTTCTGCATCAGCACATCACCTTCAGGCTCTTCGTCAGCCTCACACCGGTTCAGCAGACTGAAATCCAGCGGATGCATATCCGGATCGCTGAAAAACAGGCTGAGCACGGTGTACGTCAGCCCGGAAAAGTGCATATCCAGCAGAACATCATGAAAATAATGGGTACTGTAAAAGCGGTGCCAGTCGGCATACTCCGTGGATGACATCCCGGCAAGCATGGCGCGCCAGTCGGGTCGCCCCATCTCACGCGCCAGTTTCAGGGCAAAACTCAGCTCACCGTCGAACACTTTCCCGCAGAAACAGGCTCTGCAGGCCCGGCGTCATCTGCCTGTTCAGGGGCATTATTCACCACAAACTCATACATACCGGACAGCCGGTACACCACGTTTTCAGCATGAGAAATTGCCTCTGTGGGCCAGGTGGTAAGCACTTCCTGCTCAATCTGTTTAACGGCTTCATTCATGGACGGCATCTGCGTCTTCTTCGGATGGTTATGCCACAGAGACATCGCCACCACAAAAGCGCCGGTTCTGATGACGTCTTCCACAGTAAACTTCCGGTTGCTGTCGGATTCTGCCTGCTGTTTCATCAGGGCGAGATGCTCAATACGCTGCAGGGCTGACAGTTCAGAAAGCGTGACGGTCACGCCGTTATATTCAAATGATTCGGTTTTCAGGAACATCGCTGACTCTCCGGATTAACTGGCGGTGACGGTGATTTCTGCAACAGCAGCAAGTTCACCATTACCGGATACGACCGGAATGTTGACCTTGCCTGCAGCAACGCCGTTCACGGTGATGGTCATACCACTGACCGACACGGTGGCTTTTGTTTTATCCGAAGACACCGCACGGAAGCTCTTGTCGGTTACGCCTTCCGGCTGGAATGCCACGGTCAGCGTGGTGCTCTGCCCTTTCACTACAGAAGCACTGGCTGGCGTTACCGTCATGCCGGTTGCCGCCGTCACCGTACTGCGATCTTCAGCCATCGACGGGCGTCCCACATTGGTGACCTTCACCGTGCGGGTGATCACTTCCTTCGCCGTCACCGCCTTACCGATACTGCTGACCCAGCCACGGAACACATCGACCGTGCCGTTCGGGAAGCGGATTTTATAGGCACGGGTATCACCTTCATTAAACCACGCCAGCAGCGCCTGCTGCCCCTGCTCTCCGGGCATCCACGCCAGCGTGAAGCTGGTATCTCCGGCAGATTTCTGCCCCTGCCCGGTCGCAGTCCAGTCTGCATCTTCATCATCGAGATAGCTGTCGTCATAGGACTCAGCGGTCAGTTCGCCGGGCGTCAGGTCTTTAACTTTTGCCAGACGCGACCAGTCAACGTCTGAAAGCGGGTTCGCATAAGGGTCACCGTTCCCCTTATAAACCCACAGTGTGGTCCCGGCACCTTTTACCGGCATTGTTGGATTTGGTACAGGCATAGCGTCCTCACATTTCATAGGTAATGACATAAGTCAGATCGGCTGAACTCCACAGGCCCGCATCATCGTCGCGCCGGTAGTCATAGCCACTGGCCACCATACTGGTGATCAAATCTGACAGTGCCGGGATATCGCTCATCACCGGATAAATCCGGGACTCCATCCACGAATCCAGCTCTGAATCCGGCACCTGAGCAGGCAGGAAAACTTCAATATGCAGCTCCGCCTGCCAGGTATCGCTGTCCAGCTCTTCGCCCGTGTATTCAGCGCCGGTGAGATAAACGGCAATTGCCGGAAAATCTTCCTCATCAAAAACAGCGGGGCGACCATCAAAAAGCGTCGCCCCGGTGTCATGCTTCTCCAGTGCATCCAGTACGGCTGCACGGAGTTCAGTATGTTTCATCGCTTTATTACCATTCTCAGTTGATGCTGCAGCGCATAGCCCAGCTCTTTCGGAAGACGTTCACGCCGTATCCGTTCAATATTCTGTTTAAACGCCGTGGTAAGCGGCACCGCCATCGGGATTTTCACCACATCAATGGGGTAACGGTTTTTCCCGGCCACACGCTGCATGACATGCCACCGGCCATTTTTCAGTTGCTGAATAAACGCGCCGGGAATACGACGGTTACCCACCACAAGCACGCTGCCGCCACCTTTCAGGGATGAACGCTGCCCCTTTTTACGACGCCTGCGGCGGGACAGGACAACCCGCGCATTACCCAGCTTGATTACGGGCAAATCCCCCCGGTTAACTTTGATTCTGGCCTGCGGATTTTTGACCGTGGCCCTTTTCAGCCTGGCCCTTTCCTTTACCAGTTTCCGGCGTACCTTTGTCTCACGGGCAACCTGTGACGCAGACTGCGATATCGCGGATGAAGCAACGCGGTTAATAGCCATTGCGGCGGCACCAGGCACCGCCGTTTTGCTGATACGGCTGAGGTTTTCAACGGCCTGCTCAAGACCTTTTATGGCCATACATCCCCCTTTCAGCGGCGACGGTTAACGGCAGGCGGTACGCCCCGTCCAAGCCAGAGATGACAGCTTCCGCCATCATCCGGCGAAACCCGGTCTACCCAGAAATTTTCCTCACCGATGGTCAGCGTGTCTCCACGCCGCAGCTGCCGCACCTCATCAGTCCGGACAAACAGGGACGGGCTGGAGCCTTCAACGCGCACGCCCTGTCCGGCATAGCTGATATTTTCAGGGTCATCAAAAACACCACGTATTACTGCGCCGGACTGCTCACCGGATGTAATGGTGGCTGACGTTCCCATGTACCCGCGTATCGTTTCATCGGCGCGGGCAATGGCAGCATCGAACAGGTTATCGAAATCAGCCACAGCGCCTCCCGTTATTGCATTCTGGCCAGGCCGCGCTCTGTCATTTCGGCTGCCACACCGGCAGAGACACGAAACGCCGTTCCCGGCAGCACAAATGCCACAGTTTCATCCCGCGTGGCGTGAAGTGCATCGGTGTGCAGCGTCACCAGTGCCACGACCGTGACCAGATCAGCCGCATCCTGAATCACGGTATCCGGCTGCGCTGATACAGCCTCATTTTCATGCCCGGTCAGCACATTTTCCGGGCTGAGAGGGGTGTCCTGACCGGCAATATCACCCGTGTCATCAAGCTCTTCTTCCAGCTCTGCCACACGGAGCGCCAGTTCTTCTTTCGTCCCCGTCAGGCTGACATCACGGTTCAGTTGCTCACCCAACGACCGGAGACGGGCAATCAGTTCATCTTTCGTCATGGACTCCTCCACAGAGAGAAAATGGCCCCGAAGGGCCACGATTACGCCAGTTGTACGGACACGAACGCATCAGGGTCAGCCAGCAGCATCAGCGGTGCTGACTGAATCATGGTGAACTCACGCGCCGGATCGCCGGTGGTCACCCAGTTTTTCGGGTAGCGGGCAGAGGCGTTAATGCCTTCGCGCTGTGCGTCCGCATCCTGAATGCAGCCATAGGTGCGCAGACCGCGTGCCTGAGTGTTCCCCAGCACCATCGTGTTGTCCGGCAGGAAGTTCTTTTTGACGTCGTTTTCCACGTACTGTCCGGAATACACGACGATCGCCACATCGCCATACATCCCCTTATAGGACACCGCTTCGCCCAGGTCTTTTACCGCTGTCTCCAGCTCGGAATTAGAGCCGCGACGGGTATCCAGCTTCTCCTTGACGGCTTTGAAGGAACGGAACAGCGCCCAGCCTTTCGGATCGAACACGATGATATTCACCACACCGCTGGCGTTCAGCGCGTAGGCCTCGATATCGTCGGTCGGGTCATACGTGGACTTGTCACGCTTGCTCCACTCCGTGCCGCCGGACTGCGTGATGTTATTCGCCGCACTGCGGCCCATATCCACCTCAACCGGATCAAAGGCTTCACCGGTCATGGTGTATTTGCCCTTAAGCACGGCAGAAACTGCCTGCATCTCTTCGACCTGGGCAATGGCCAGCTCTTCATCACGCATGTTCTGCATGATGATGCGACGGCGGCGGTAAGCCGGGTCCGCCAGATTCTGCGGATCTTCATCCGGCAGGCGACGCAGGGTCATCTGCGGATTCACCTCATGCTTCGGCTTGACATATCCCGGCGTAAATTCAGAGGTGGAGCCGCCACGGGAACGGATAACCTCACCGGAAACAATCGGCGAAACGTACAGCGCCATGTTTACCAGTCCCGGAATTTGTGAGAGATAGACTTTCTCCGTGGTGAAGGGATAGCTCTCACGGAAAAAGAGACGCAGAAACAGTGGATCAAACTTAAATTTCTGCTCATTTGCCGCCAGCAGTTGGGCGGTTGTGTACATCGACATAAAAAAATCCCGTAAAAAAAGCCGCACAGGCGGCCTTTAGTGATGAAGGGTAAAGTTAAACGATGCTGATTGCCGTTCCGGCAAACGCGGTCCGTTTTTTCGTCTCGTCGCTGGCAGCCTCCGGCCAGAGCACATCCTCATAACGGAACGTGCCGGACTTGTAGAACGTCAGCGTGGTGCTGGTCTGGTCAGCAGCAACCGCCAGAATGCCAACGGCAGCACCGTCGGTGGTGCCATCCCACGCAACCAGCTTACGGGTGGCGGTGTCCAGCATCAGCGGGGTCATTGCAGGCGCTTTCGCACTCAATCCGCCGGGCGCGGTTGCGGTATGAGCCGGGTCACTGTTGCCCAGCGGCTGGTAATGGGTAAAGGTTTCTTTGCTCGTCATAAACATCCCTTACACTGGTGTGTTCAGCAAATCGTTAACGGCATCAGATGCCGGGTTACCTGCAGCCAGCGGTGCCGGTGCCCCCTGCATCAGACGATCCAGCGCAGTGTCACTGCGCGCCTGTGCACTCTGTGGTGCTGCGGCCAGAATGCGGCGGGCCGTTTCCACGGTCATACCGGGGGTTTCTGCCAGCACGCGGGCCTGTTCTTCGCGTCCGTGAGCATCCTCACAGTTGAGGATCCCCATAATGCGGCTATTTTCTGCCGCAACCGCTGCGGTGATCTGCGCGTTCACGTCCGGCTGCGCCGCGCTGGCGTTTTCGCCCTCCGTCGCTTGCACCACGGTGGTGATGTCAGCCTGCGAAGCAGTGGCTGAAACAGTTGTTGATTGAGTCTCTTTGGTCATTCGCCCTCCTGAGAGACGGGATTTACGTGCATCCAGTGCATCACGCATGACGGTGATCGCATCGGTGCTGTTAACAAGTTCATCAGCCAGTCCGGCATCAATGGCCTCCTGACCGCTGTACACTGCAGCCTCGGTATCCAGCACAGCCTGCACGGACAGGCCGGTATATGCCGACACCTTCTGCGCAAACATCTGGCGGGTTGCGTCCATCCGGGACTGCAGTGTCTCCCGGACGTCATCCGGAAGATGGCTGTAGGGGTTGCCATCCACCTTATGGCTGCCGCTGTAAATCAGCGTGATTTCCACACCCTGTTTCTCCAGCGCAGCACCGTAATTACTGTGAGCCATCATGACGCCGATGGAGCCTGTCCGGGCGGTCTGCGTGACCAGACGCCGGGAGGCGGCACTGGCAAGCAACTGACCTGCACTGCAGTTCATGTCGTTGGCAAGCGCCCATACCGGTTTTATGTCACGCACACGGGCGATGATGTCAGCGCAGTCAAATGCCCCCGCCACCATCCCGCCGGGCGTGTCCATATCGAGCAGAATGCCGTCCACCATCGGATCGCTGGCAGCCTGTTGCAGACGGGCGATAATGCCGTTGTAACCGGTCATCCCCGAGTACGGCTGCAGCGCCCGCGTCCGGCTGACCAGCGTGCCGGACACCGGCAGCACGGCGATGCCGTTCATGACCTGATAACTGCGGGCCTGTCGTGGTCCGTCATCATCACCGGATAATGCCAGCGTCGCGAGTGCCTCCTGGGCAGTCAGGCTGTCGCCGGACACCGCATCCGTCAGGCGGCTGATCCCAAGCTGGCCTGCAAGCGCACAAAAGAAAACCCGCGCATAGGCGGGTTCAAGCATCAGCGGCTCATTAAAGGCCATGCTGGCAATATGCGGGAGATTACGCAGCTCTGCTGTCACTCTTCTCCTCCTCTGTTGATTGTCGCAGCCCGGATTCAAATGCTGCAGCCGCCCAGGCGGGCGGTTTAAGACCAGCCGCGCGGCGCTCCATCGTTTCACGGACCTGCTGGGCAAAAATTTCCTGATAGTCGTCGCCGCGTTTTGCGCACTCTTTCTCGTAGGTGCTCAGTCCGGCTTCTATCAGCATCACCGCTTCCTGTACTTCTTTCAGACCATCGATGGCCATACGACCGGAGCCTATCCAGTCGCAGTTCCCCCAGGCACTGCGGGCTTCCTGAAAACTGAAGCGCGCTTTTGAAGGTAACGTCACCACGCGGCGAACGATGGCCTCTTCCAGCCAGCACAGAAACATCTGGCTCGCCTGACGGGATGCGACGAATTTTCGCCGCCCCATAAAGTGCGCCCACGACTCGTTCGCGCTGGCCCGTGCCGTGGAGTAGCTCATCTGGGCGTAATTCCGGGAAAGCTGCTCATACGAGACACCCAGCCCGGCTGCGATATACCGCAGCAGTGACTGCTCAAAAACGGAGTAGCCGTTATCCGTGTCCTGAGCCGTCTGCAGGTTCAGTGAGTCACCCGGCATCAGGTGTGGCACTTTTGCGCCTCCCAGCCGGACCGGCGCGGCGGCGTAATACGCGGCAATTTCACCAATCCAGCCGGTCAGCCTTTCCCGCTGCTCCTGACTGTTCGCGCCCAGAATAAAATCCATCGCTGACTGCGTATCCAGCTCACTTTCAATGGTGGCGGCATACATCGCCTTCACAATGGCGCTCTGCAGCTGCGTGTTCTGCAGCGTGTCGAGCATCTTCATCTGCTCCATCACGCTGTAAAACACATTTGCACCGCGAGTCTGCCCGTCCTCCACGGGTTCAAAAACGTGAATGAACGAGGCGCGCCCGCCGGGTAACTCACGGGGTATCCATGTCCATTTCTGCGGCATCCAGCCAGGATACCCGTCCTCGCTGACGTAATATCCCAGCGCCGCGCCGCTGTCATTAATCTGCACACCGGCACGGCAGTTCCGGCTGTCGCCGGTATTGTTCGGGTTGCTGATGCGCTTCGGGCTGACCATCCGGAACTGTGTCCGGAACAGCCGCGACGAACTGGTATCCCAGGTGGCCTGAACGAACAGTTCACCGTTAAAGGCGTGCATGGCCACACCTTCCCGAATCATCATGGTAAACGTGCGTTTTCGCTCAACGTCAATGCAGCAGCAGTCATCCTCGGCAAACTCTTTCCATGCCGCTTCAACCTCGCGGGAAAAGGCACGGGCTTCTTCCTCCCCGATGCCCAGATAGCGCCAGCTTGGGCGATGACTGAGCCGGAAAAAAAGACCCGACGATATGATCCTGATGCAGCTGGATGGCGTTGGCGGCATAGCCGTTATTGCGTACCAGATCGTCTGCGCGGGCATTGCCACGGGTAAAGTTGGGCAGCAGGGCTGCATCCACACTTTCACTCGGTGGGTTCCACGCCCGCAACTGCCCACCAAATCCGCTGCCACCGCCGTGATAACCGGCATATTCACGCAGCGATGTCATGCCGTCCGGCCCCAGAAGGGTGGGAATGGTGGACATTTTCATACATAAAATCCTGCAGGTCCCCTGCGTCGCTGTGTCATGCCGGTCTGCACTTCCAGCTCAGCAATGTATTTTTTCAGGTCAGACACGGAAGTGGTCGTAAACTCCACTCGCCGTCCGTCTTTCTGTACCGTTGCCACCCGTTTTCCTGTCATCAGGTCATGCAGTGCCGCACGGGCAGCGGCAAGTTCTTCCTGTCGCGTCATTCATCCTCTCCGGATAAGGCACGGGCGTATTCTGCCAGTGTTTTCTTGTTGGTTGCTGCACCATCCTCTTCCTGCAGGCTCGCCAGCAGTGCGCTGAGATCCAGCTGCCAGCGGGAAATACTGATGCGCAGCGCCGCCAGCGCATAAACGAAGCAGTCGAGTGCCTCATTGCGTCGCTTTTTACTGTCCCACAGTATTTTTTTCCTGCCATCCACCCATTTTTCGACCTGCTCTTCAGCCGTCAGCTGCTGCGCTTCGGTCAGATCAAAAATATCCGGGTTATTCGGGAAGTGAACGGCACCGGGAAGCGGTTCATCCCCTTCCGGCGTCAGTGTGAAGCGGTTATAAATCTGCTCTTTCGCGGTATCCGTACCGATTTCGGTAAGGTAAACCCCGTTTTTGTTTCGCTTACGAGGCATGCTGGCCACCGGCTTACCGTAGACGGATGCCCCTTTAATGGGGATCACCCGGAACAGCCCATGCTTTTTCGAGCGTTCATACACAATGGTCGGGTCAATCCCGCCAGTATCCCAGCAGATACGGGATATCGACATTTCTGCACCATTCCGGCGGGTATAGGTTTTATTGATGGCCTCATCCACACGCAGCAGCGTCTGTTCATCGTCGTGGCGACCCATAATAATCTGCCGGTCAATCAGCCAACTTTCCTCACCCGGCCCCCATCCCCATACGCGCATTTCGTAGCGGTCCAGCTGGGAGTCGATACCGGCGGTCAGGTAAGCCACACGGTCAGGAACGGGCGCTGAATAATGCTCTTTCCGCTCTGCCATCACTTCAGCATCCGGACGTTCGCCGATTTTCGCTTCCCACGTCTCACCGAGCGTGGTGTTCACGAAGGTTTTACGTTTTCCCGTATCCCCTTTCGTCTTCATCCAGTCTTTTACAATCTGCACCCAGGTGGTGAACGGGCTGTACGCCGTCCAGATGTGAAAGGTCACACTGTCAGGCGGTTCAATCTCTTCACCGGATGACGAAAACCAGAGAATGCCATCACGGGTCCAGATCCCGGTCTTTTCGCAGATATAACGGGCATCAGTAAAGTCCAGCTCCTGCTGACGGATGACGCAGGCATTATGCTCACAGAGATAAAACACGCTGGAGGGATCATCCGGCATCCATTTGAGGCCAAACGGCGTCTCTTTGTCGCCAAATTTAAGGTACTGCTCCTTCCCGCAGTGCGGGCAGGCAACATGAAAACGCATAAAATGCGGGGATTCACTGGCTGCACGCTCAATCTGGCAGGTGCCTCTCACTTTGGGCGTGGAGCCACGGATGGACTTTGGCCAGACCGAGCCTTCAATACGCTTATCGCCCAGGAACGTCGGAGAGCCTTCCTGTTCAATATCCTCATCAAAGGCAGCAAGTTCATCATAACCCGCCACATCCACTGACTTTTCACGGTAGTTTTTTGCCGCTTTACCGCCCAGGCACCAGAAGCCACGACCATTGGTGAAACGCTTCATGGTGAGCGTGTTATCCCGGTGCTTTTTGCCATACCACGGGGCCAGCGCCAGCAGCGAAGGAATATCACGGATGGTCGGCTCAACGTGAGTTTTCATAAAGTTCTCGGCATCACCATCCGTCGGCAACCAGATAAGGGTGTTGCGCTGCTTATGCTCTATGAAGTAGGCATAAACACCCAGCAGCATTTTGGAATAACCAACACGGGCAGACTTCACCACATTCACCTCGCGGATGTAGTCACTGCCCATCGCATTCATGATGGCCCGCTGAAAGGGCAGTGTTTCCCAGCGCCCTTCCTGGTATGCGGATTCTTTTGGGAGATAGTAATTAGCATCCGCCCATTCAACGGCGGTCTGTGGCTCCGGCCTGAACAGTGAGCGAAGCCCGGCGCGGACAAAATGCCGCAGCCTGTTAACCTGACTGTTCGATATATTCACTCAGCAACCCCGGTATCAGTTCATCCAGCGCGGCTGCTTTGTTCATGGCTTTGATGATATCCCGTTTCAGGAAATCAACATGTCGGTTTTCCAGTTCCGGAAAACGCCGCTGCACCGACAGGGGGATCCCGTCGAGAATACTGGCAATTTCACCTGCGATCCGCGACAACACGAAAGTACAGAATGCGGTTTCCACCACTTCAGCGGAGTCTCTGGCATTCTTCAGTTCCTGTGCGTCGGCCTGCGCACGCGTAAGTCGATGGCGTTCGTACTCAATAGTCCCTGGCTGGAGATCTGCCTCGCTGGACTGCCGCAGTTCTTCAACCTCCCGGCGCAGCTTTTCGTTCTCAATTTCAGCATCCCTTTCGGCATACCATTTTATAACGGCGGCAGAGTCATAAAGCACCTCATTACCCTTGCCACCGCCTCGCAGAACGGGCATTCCCTGTTCCTGCCAGTTCTGAATGGTACGGATACTCGCACCGAAAATGTCAGCCAGCTGCTTTTTGTTGACTTCCATTGTTCATTCCACGGCCAAAAACAGAGAAAGGAAACGACAAAGGCCCAAAAGTTCGTTTTCAGCACCTGTCGTTTCCTTTCTTTTCAGGGGGTATTTTAAATAAAAACATTAAGTTACGACGAAGAAGAACGGAAACGCCTTAAACCGGAAAATTTTCATAAATAGCGAAAACCCGCGAGGTCGCCGCCCCGTAACCTGTCGGATCGCCGGAAAGGACCCGCAAAATGATAATAATTATCATCTACATGTCACAACGTGCATCTACGCCATCAAACCACGTCAAATAATCAATTATGACGCAGGTATCGTATTAATTGATCTGCATCAACTTAACGTAAAAACAACTTCAGACAATACAAATCAGCGACACTGAATACGGGGCAACCTCATGTCAACTAAGAACAGAACCCGCAGAACAACAACCCGCAACATCCGCTTTCCTAACCAAATGATTGAACAAATTAACATCGCTCTTGAGCAAAAAGGGTCTGGGAATTTCTCAGCCTGGGTCATTGAAGCCTGCCGTCGGAGACTAACGTCAGAAAAGAGAGCATATACATCAATCCAAAGTGATGATGAATAAACATCCCGGTTTCTTCCACCATCGCACCGGAAAAGCGACTATGAGGGTAACCCTGCGTCTGTCAGCACAGTAAAACCCGGTGTGCATCGTTTTTGATTATTCCCGCACACTCACGCAGAAGGAATTCCCCGTCGGGCTACGGTCATGGTTAATGCGGGAATACGGCGACGATACAGCGCAGCTAAAAGGGTAATGGACAGAAAGAGCGGTTTATTTCATTCCACAGGATTCTGAGTGCCCCCCTCCTCCAATAGGCTGAGCATCCACCTATATAGTTTTAATTTTCATCAATCCATTTAACTATCGTTTAATTGTTGTCACATAGGATTCTGCCGTTTTTAACAATGCAGGATAATAAGATGAAAAAAATGTTGTTTTCTGCCGCTCTGGCAATGCTTATTACAGGATGTGCTCAACAGACGTTTACTGTTGGAAACAAACCGACAGCAGTAACACCAAAGGAAACCATCACCCATCACTTCTTCGTTTCGGGAATTGGACAGGAGAAAACTGTTGATGCAGCCAAAATTTGTGGCGGCGCAGAAAATGTTGTTAAAACAGAAACCCAGCAAACATTCGTAAATGGATTGCTCGGTTTTATTACTTTAGGCATTTATACTCCGCTGGAAGCGCGTGTGTATTGCTCACAATAATTGCATGAGTTGCCCATCGATATGGGCAGCTCTATCTGCACTGCTCATTAATATACTTCTGGGTTCCTTCCAGTTGTTTTTGCATAGTGATCAGCCTCTCTCTGAGGGTGAAATAATCCCGTTCAGCGGTGTCTGCCAGTCGGGGGGAGGCTGCATTATCCACGCCGGAGGCGGTGGTGGCTTCACGCACTGACTGACAGACTGCTTTGATGTGCAACCGACGACGACCAGCGGCAACATCATCACGCAGAGCATCATTTTCAGCTTTCGCATTAGCTAACTCCTTCGTGTATTTTTCATCCAGTGCAGCAACATCACGCTGGCGCATCTGCATGTCAGTAATTGCCGCGTTCGCCAGCTTCAGTTCTCTGGCATTTTTGTCGCGCTGGGCTTTGTAGGTAATGGCGTTATCACGGTAATGATTAACAGCCCATGACAGGCAGACGATGATGCAGATAACCAGAGCGGAGATAATCGCGGTTACTCTGTTCATTGCTGACCCCACAAACAGATTTCACGCTCAATCTCACGACGAGTCATGAGACCTTTCCATTGCTTACCGCCAGCGTATGTCCAGCGACGTAGCTGGTCACATGCGCCTTTGATATCGCCCTGGTTTATTTTGCGAAGAAGCGTCGATGTTCTGAAATTGCCTGCACCCACGTTGTAAACGAACGAGTAAAGAGCGCCGCGCGTTGTTTCCGGTATATCGACTTTGATGTACGGGTTAATTTGTCTGGCGACTGTGGCAAGGTCTTTATTCAGGAGGGCTTTGCATTCTGCTTCGGTATACGTTTTACCGGGAATGATGTCTTTTCCTGTATGCCCGTAACATACAGTCCATACACCAACTATGTCTTTGTAAGGATTATGTCTCACACCTTCCAGACCATCGTTACCACTTGGGCCAGTGATTAACACAGATGCTATGGCAATAGCCCCGCCACCAATAGCAGCAGCAACGGCTTTTCGTAATGATGGAGGCATTATTCACCTCTCGCAGCCTTTCGTCTGTCTTCTCTGATTTTGAAATACAGATTTGTCAGATAAGTGAGAAAACCCAACACAAGGCTTCCAAGCACTCCAATCGCTGCCCACTGTGACGGACTGACCTGATCCAACCACTGCAAAAACCAGTATCCTGCACTACCAGCAGATGTTCCGTAGGCAATGCCAGTTGAGATTTTGTCCATTGATTTCATAGCAACGCCTCCGCCAGTAACGGATTGCGTAGTTCTTATATTGGGAAGGGGAAAAAAGAAGGCCGCAGCGTAACTATCACTGATGAATTCAGGATAGCCAGTGGCTACGGCTCAGTTATGGTGCTGGTTAACGGACTTGAACCGCTACCCATTCGCTTACAAGGCGACTGCTCTACCATTAGAGCTAAACCAGCATGTTTGGCGGGACAGCGTGGACTCGAACCACGATAAGAAGGTTAACAGCCTTCCGTAATGACCTTTATACGACTGACCCAAATAAAAAATCCCGAAACCGTTATGCAGGCTCTAACTATTACCTGCGAACTGTTTCGGGATTGCATTTGCAGACCTCTCAGCCTGCGATGGTTGGAGTTCCAGACGATACGTCGAAGTGACCAACTAGGCGGAATCGGTAGTAAGCGCCGCCTCTTTTTATCTCACTACCACAACGAGCGAATTAACCCATCGTTGGGTCAAATTTACCCAACCTTATTCAAAAAGTCAACATCATGCCGTTAATATGTTGCCATCCGTGGCAATCATGCTGCTAACGCGTGACCGCATTCAAAATGTTGTCTGCAATTGACTCTTCCTTGTGGCATTGCATCACCAGGGCGTCATACAGCGGCTTAACAGTGCGTGACCAGGTGGGTTGGGTAAGGTTTGGGATTAGCATCGTTACAGCGCGATATGCTGCGCTTGCAGGCATCCTTGAATAACCGACGCCTTTACATCTTCCGCACTCTTTCTCAACAACTCTCCCCCACTGCTCTGTTTTTGCTATATCAACCGCACGGCCTGTACCGTGGCAATCTCTGCATCTTGCGCCCGGCGTCGCGGCACTACGGCAATAATCCGCATAAGCGAATGTTGCGAGCACTTGCAGTACCTTTGCCTTAGTATTTCCTTCGAGCTTTGCCACACCACGGTATTTCCCCGATACCTTGTGTGCAAATTGCATCAGATAGTTGATAGCCTTTTGTTTGTCGTTCTGGCTGAGTTCGTGCTTACCACAGAATGCAGCCATTCCGAATCCGGCTTGTGATTGCGCCATCCCCATAGCAGCCATCACATCAGTACCGGAAAGAGAGTCGGAAGCCGTGGCCCGTGGTGAGTCGCTCATCATCGGGCTTTTTGGCGAATGAAATTTAGCTACGCTTTCGAGTCTCATCGTCTTCCCTTTTTGCCTGGCGTTACCATCAGGACGCCGTTAACTATTGCGTGACGCTCGCCTTTGCTGTCTCGGTCGTACTTGAGCACTGTTCCTCTTGCGCAGGAAAGCATCCTCGCCACTTCGGTCTGATTGCCTCGTGTTTGGATAAGAGGCTCTGGTATCGTTTGAATTGTGGCGTTCATACGTTCTCCAGTTCGGTGATTTTTATTCCAAGCCTTCCGCCTGGAACTTTCACGCCACGAATTACGCGAATGTCATCGAATTGCTCGTCGTCTTCCGCAAATCCGGCGTGGATAAGGGAGTCGAGTAAACCTTTCAGGATGTTGTCGAGGTCGCGGCGGCGGGAGTCTGGAACGTCTGCGATGACTTTGATGCGGAGTCGTGATTTGGTGAAAATGTCTAACTTGAGTTGGCGGATGATTTGCTGTACGTCTTTTCGGTATTTCTGGCCTTTATCGCTTATGTAATATTGGCTTCCTCGTCTTCGCCAGTAGGTATTCAGAGACGGCGGGTATGGAAGCACAAACTGATATTCGTTCATGGCTTAATCTTCCCCTCCTTCAGTAGTATCGCCTGCGTCCTGATCACGCCTTCGAGGTGGTAAAGTCTGGCGTCTTTGTTGTCGAGATTATGGGTGCGTCGGTCGATTTCATCGTGACACGCGCTACAAGCCCATGCGCCGATCAGGTCGTCAGGTTTCATTCCCGTTCCGCAAATTCCAGCCATCCGGTAATGTGCCAGAACTGTAGTTTCAGGGTTGCCATTGCATACGCCGTAAATACGTACCTGGCATTCTCTGCCGCGTGCTTCTTTGCGTAGGTTAGCCATTATGGTTCACTCCAGTAATTCTCAATTGCAGCTGCCATTCTCTGCATCCACTCTGCCAGCTTTAACGCGGCTTCTCTTTCAGAACCACATTTAGGGAAATCCTTCATTTCCATGCTGGCCTTATATGTTCTGAATGCCAGGTCTCCGGTAATAACCAACTCCTGATCAAGCACCGAGCGTTTATTCCGGTGTTGAACGTAATAGACAGATTCAGTCCGCATTTCTTCTCTGTCTTTTTTGAAGGAAATAAGCTCAGAGAAATCACTCATCGTCTTCTTCCTCGTACATTGAGCTATTCGGATCGCTCATCAGTTCTGCGCAGCAATCGGAGCACACGTGAACTTCCAGCACATGAAGCTTCTGACCGCAGTTAGCGCACGTTAAAGCCCGCTCGACGCTTTCTTGTTCGTAACTTCGATTTTGGTCAATCACCTTGTTTTCCTCGCACGATGTCTTAGCCACCGGATATCCCACAGGTGAGCCGTGTAATTGAAGGTTTTTACGTCAGATTCTTTTGGGATTGGCTTGCGTTTATTTCTGGAGCGTTTCGTTGGAAGGTATTTGCAGTTTTCGCAGATGATGTCGGTGAAACTTCGTCGCTGTCGTCTCATTCGTACCTCCTGTCGGTAAATCTGACACCCTGACCAATAGCCCAGGCTGTTGTGTACTCGATCAGACTTGCCATACGCTTCACGCTCATCTGCGCGCTGCTTTCGCGAATGTTGACGTATTCGCCTTCAAGGCCGGGCAAAACATCAGCTTCCTGCTTTGTTGCCACTGCATGACCGCTGATCAACAAAACCTTCCATTGTTCTGGTTTTAACCATTTATCGCGCCACTGAACTTGCCTAGCGATATCTGCGACCATCGCGTGAAATTTTGCGTTCTGGTCAAGGTTGCGCTTGTAGTCAGTAATGCGGATGGTGACTGGCTTGTCTTTATCGAGTGGTGTTGCGAGGATGGCATTTATTGCAGCTTGCTGTTGTTGCTTAGTTCGGAGGAAGATTGTTTGCTTCATCGAAAATTCTTCTCTTTAATTCCAGCGGCTCTGATAGCTTTCATTACTGCAATTACCGTTTTGTCACGCCCATCCTCATAACCCATCGCATAAGCACCTTCTTCACCATCTTTCCAAAAGTCGTCATTCGATTCGGGCCAGTCGATATCCAGTTCAATAGCTGCTCGCGATGCCTGCCACGTTTGCCAGTGGCCTTGAACATCGTCCATCACGTATTGACCACCAATATTACCGCTGCCAATTTCATGGTGATTTTCAGGGTAACGGATAAGGTCTGAAGATTCGCCTCCACGTCGCAACCAACTTTCTTCAAACTGCTTTCTTGATTCGTCCATATCACTCTCCATCGATGATTTTTTGGGTCACCAATAATATTTGATAGTCGCCATAATTATCGGTAGCAACGCGCAGACGACTGAAAACCGTAAAACAAAACCCGCTCCCAATATGCGATATCCATTCTTCCAGAGAACAAAACTCATAATCAGAAGACATCCATGAAAAATCGCGACAAGAAATAAACTATAAATAAATGCATTTGCCATCAGTGCTTACCCTCTCTCACTTAATCTCCTCCACGCTTCGTTAAACTCATCTCTGGTTGCGCCGGATTTTCTTTCTTCAAACATCATGCATTCGCTGATGTCTCCCCATGACTTTGGTCGCTTTTCAGCGAACAGATCATCCCATTCAAATACCCAGCGGCCTGATTTTCGGTAGTGGTAAATGGTCAGCCATGTTGTGCTGTTCGCTGGATACCCATAGAGAACTTCGACTTTTTGATCACGGTCTTTATGCTTCTTCAGCAGGATAAAGCCAGCAACCAGCGAAGCTCCGGCAAGAATGATGATTGGAATTTGCCAGTCAGCCACGCTTACCTCCGCTTAACTCACAAAACGCCACGCCATTTTTGCTACGACAACAGGCATAACACCGATAATCACCCACAGGAGAATGCTACCGAAAAGCACACCCACCAGGTCTTTACCTTCGCCTACCAACCGGACAAAACTGCTGGCAACCACAATGAACGTCACCACCATCCACGACGCACCGAGAAGTCTCAATGCAGAGAAAATCAACTCAACCACGATTTACTCTCCCCCAAATAAAAAGGCCTGCGATTACCAGCAGGCCTGTTATTAGCTCAGTGATGTAGATGGTCATACGTCAGCCCCTTGTGCATATCGTCTGCCACGTGCAGCAGGTGCATTTGATGCTGTGCAAATCTGTCTGGCTTCATCCTGGTCACATGCAACAAAGTGTCCGTTGCAGAACCGCTGGTAAACCGTACCAAGCGAGCCAAAACGGTTTTTCGTTACGATGATTTCAGCAAATGGCGCGGCGCTACTGTTCTCGTCATATACCGCTTCCCGATAGAGCATGATGATTGAGTCTGCGTCCTGTTCAATGCTTCCTGAATCACGCAAATCTGCGTTTGTCGGGCGTTTGTTTGGTCGCTTCTCAACATCGCGTGAAAGCTGACTTAGGGAGATAACAGGCGTTTTCAGGTCTTTCGCCATCGCCTTAAGGCTTCCTGAGATGTGAGCAATTGCGAGGTCGTTGCGATCTGCTTTCGGCTTCTCAATCAGGCCAAGATAATCCGCCATGATTAGTGACAGGTTTGGATTTTCCTGTTTATGCCGTTCTGCGATTGAGCGTATTTCTTCGACCGATAACCGCGAGGCATCGACTACCCATACATCCAAATCTGCAAGCTGACTCATGCCGTTAGCAACACGCGCCCAGCCTTCGTCATCCATCGATGCAGGATTTCGCAGTACGCTAACCGACATCCTCCCGGCGTTGGCAATGCTTCGCTCTGCAATCTGCAATGCGCTCATTTCCATCGAGAAAATCAATACTCCGCGCCGGACGTCAGAACCAGGAATAACGCGACTTGCAACGCCTTCGGCAATCTTCAGCGCCAGCTCGGTTTTCCCCATACCCGGACGAGCAGCGATAATCACCAGGTCTTCCGCGTTCATCCCTCCGGTGATGGCGTCAAGTTCTTCGATTCCGGTCTTCAGGGTATCTGATTCCTCTCCGTTCCTCAGACGCCTGTCAAGCGTGTCAGTGTAGTCAGTGATGATTTCCCCTAACCGTACAGGTTTAACCTCGTCACGGGGCTTTCTGATAGCTGAGAGACGTTTTACAAGTTCATCCATCGCCTGACTCGATACGTCGATGGTTCCGCTCTGAATTGGTTCACGCATTTCATCCATGATTTCCAGCACCAGACGGCGGTGATAGTTATCCGCGACCATTCCGGCATATCCCTTCAGGTTTGCGGCACTCGGGCAGTTTTTGCTGGTCATCAGGATTGACGTGAAATGCTCCTCTCCGCACGCCTCGGCAACCATCAGCGCGTCGATTAGGTTTCTGTTTCGCGCCTGCTTGCGGATAACCTCGAAGGCTTTCCGGTAGAGCGGAATTGAAAACGCTTCCGGCTCAAGCGTTGCCAGAACGTCACTGGCAGTTGGTGTTAATCCACCAATCAGCAGTCCACCGATAACGCTCGCTTCGATATCCTGTTTCATGCAATCCCCCTGTCTGCAAACTTCCCTTCCCGTACTCCCGTTAACGAATCTTCCCTCAGCAGGTAATCAAAATCGGCCGTCCAGCCCGTGTCGTTATCTCCGAAGTAAAACGGCTTGGCCTGATGCACAAACGCCCTGACATACGCTCTGAAACCGTCCACGTTTGGCGTTTTCAGTTGCGGGATGATTTTCTTCAGGCGGCGTTTGCGTTTCTCGTTGACCGCAACAGCGTGTGGCAGTCTGTCACCGACTTCGGTGTTGTAGGCGTTCAGGAAGGATTCGTAGTCGATTCGTTCTGCCTTGCGACGTTCAGGTTTAACCTGCCCATCGCCGCCCCCGTTAGGGGGTAAGGGGGTATTTGTATTTATTGTCTTTTGTATATTGTCTTTTGTGTTTAGCTGACTTGGCTTATACCCATTAGCCGACTCGGCTAATGTTTTATTAGCTGTTTTAGCTAATGTTAAGCTGTCCTGGCTAATCCACTGCGAAACCACCTTGTTCACTCCGATTTTCACGCCATCAGCAATGAGGAATTTACGCTCAATAAGCTGGCGCTTGGCAGCGCAAACATGAGTGTGATGAATACCTGTCATGGCTGCTATCTGCGTGTTTGTGAGTCGATCCATCGGCTTATTGAATCCGTATGTCTTGCGCATGATAGCGAGCATCACCTTCAACTGCCGGACGGTTAAATCAGCCATCAGCAGACTGTCGGTAATCTCGTTAGCAACGCGCATGAAACCATCTTCGGTATCTGCCACGCGATGCTCCACGACCTCCAGTTGAGGCCTGTAATCAGCTAACTTAACGACGCCCATGTTTCACTCCTGCTTTGGCTAGTCTGTAAACACCAACAAGGCGCTCTGCGAACGCCCTGTTATTTGCTGCGGCTACCACTAATCCCTCAGGTGAATCAGGGTGTCGAATCTCTTCTTTTTCCTGGTATTTCTTACGACGTTTTGTCATAATTACTCCTGTGGATTGATCCAGTCTTTCTACATCATCAGGCCTCAAAACTGTTGCAGCAGTCTTGAGGCTTTTCTTTTGTCAGCACCATGGCTACTTTCTTTGCCAGCTCCGCTAATTCCTCGTCTTCAACACCCCACTCCAGCACAGCCAGAAGCATGGCCATCTTTGGGATAAAGCTGTCTTTCCATCGCGAAATTTGCGATTCATTAATCCCTAATGCATCAGCAACCTTTCGCTGACCACGTACAGCAATTCGATTTAGGATGTTGCTTGTAATTGCATTCGCTTTCTTGCGAGTACTTGTAAGTTGCATATGTAAGTATTTCCTTAACAAATAAGAAGTTATACGCACCAACTGATGCGCGTTGTATTCCCGCATTTCGGCGGGAATGAGGACCATGACTGTTAAAGAGCAATTTGCTTATGCCGCTTTGCGATAAGCACTTTCTTGATACTTCAGGGCGCCAGCTGTAACGACTTCCAGTCGATAGGCGTCTTTCTCTGGGATGACTTCCTTCCACTGAGAGACTGCTGCATCGCTAATACCTAACGCTTTAGCTACCGCACGCTGGGTTCCGAAGTGGTCGATAACATCTTTCTTGTACATAGACTCGCTCCGAAATTAAAGAACACTTAAATTATCTATCAAAGGAATCTTAAGTCAAGTTTATTTAAGATATCTTAACTATGAATACACAACTGATGGGTGAGCGTATTCGCGCTCGCAGAAAAGAACTCAAGATTAGGCAGGCTGCCCTTGGCAAGATGGTTGGCGTGTCTAATGTTGCTATTTCCCAATGGGAGCGTTCTGAAACGGAGCCCAATGGCGAAAACCTATTGGCCTTAGCCAAGGCTTTGCAGTGCTCCCCTGATTACTTGTTGAAAGGAGAAAATAGTCTTTCAAACATTGCCTATCACAGCAGGCATGATCCAAGAGGTTCGTATCCTCTAATTAGTTGGGTAAGCGCAGGATGTTGGATGGAAGCTGTAGAGCCATATCATAAGCGTGCAATAGATAACTGGTACGATACAACCGTAGATTGTTCAGAAGATTCGTTTTGGCTGGACGTAAAGGGTGATTCGATGACGGCTCCAGCCGGTCTCAGCATCCCCGAAGGAATGATAATACTCGTCGATCCTGAAGTAGAACCTCGTAACGGGAAGCTTGTAGTGGCAAAGCTCGAAGGAGAAAACGAGGCAACTTTCAAGAAGTTAGTTATTGATGCAGGCAGAAAGTTTCTAAAACCACTTAACCCACAATATCCGATGATTGAGATCAACGGGAACTGCAAAATCATCGGTGTAGTTGTCGATGCAAAAATAGCAAACCTTCCATAAGGGGCATTCGCCCCTTTTTTCTTTCCTTTAAAAATCAAAGCAAAACTTAAGTCCCACAATAAAATTTAAGTTTTCTTCAAAAACACCCTTGACCATTAATTAAAGAAATCTTAAATTTAAGCCATCAGCAGGACACTGGTAGCCAAACGGAACAGATTGGCAGGCTCTTTAACATTGATGGGATTGTCCCGCCGAAATGCGGGAACCAAAGAGTAGTTGGCTTTGGGGTGATGTGAAGTGCAGCAGCGCGACAGCATCAGGGAGTTAACCTCCCACCCCCCGTCACGTCACCGCTAAAGTCAATCATCGGAGGTCAACATGACAGTAGTCATTACATATCTGGCTGACGATAACGCCAGAAATCGCCGCAGAGCACGCAGACAGGCTCAACGTGAACAGGCAATGAATGAACAGCGACTGGCGCGGAAGATTGCGCTAAAGCTCTCTGGTTGCGTCAGAGCAGACAAAGCAGCATCACTTGGCAGCCTTCTCTGCAAGAAGGCAGATGAAGTCGAGCGTAAACAGAACCGTATTTACTACCGCAAGCCACGCAGCGAAATGGGTGTGACTTGTGTTGGTCGCCAGAAAATGAAATTAGGCAGCAAACCACTTATTTGAGGTGATATATGGAAGAAGAATTTGAAGAGTTCGAAGAGCATCCGCAGGATGTGATGGAACAATACCAGGACTATCCGTATGACTACGACTATTGATAAAAATCAATGGTGTGGACAATTCAAGCGATGCAATGGATGCAAGCTGCAATCGGAATGCATGGTTAAGCCTGAAGAAATGTTTCCTGTAATGGAGGATGGGAAATATGTCGATAAATGGGCAATACGAACTACGGCAATGATTGCCAGAGAACTTGACAAACAGAAAAACAAGGCTGCCTGATGGTGGCCTTTATTTTTGGCATAAACAACAGAATAAACACTGCACTGTGTATTCATTCCAACAAGTGAATACACGGAGCAATGTCGCTCGTAACTAAACAGGAGCCGACTTGTTCTGATTATTGGAAATCTTCTTTGCCCTACAATGTGAGGGCAGTTTTTTTTGACGGAGTAAGCGATGATAAAAAACTGATTACCCTGCAGAACTTAAACAAAAAGTAATAACAGCAATTAAATGCTCTTTTATCTCATGTCGTACAGATGAAGAACGATATGTCGTTGAGTGTGCAATTGTCGAGTTTCTCACAGCGATGGAATTTACCGCCGCAGAATCAATAGACGTATTAAAGCAATCAGACGGAAATGATATTGAAACAGATGATGTTATTGACCGACTAATAAAATCATTCGAAGAAGAAATAGAGTAACTGCCAAGCGCAGCTTTAACACCTGCCAATGACGGAGGAATTATGGAAATTACAGATATCCTGGTTAATCCAGATAATTACGACCAATTCAATATCTCTACTCAATCAGTTGATTTGGGATGTGCAACTGTCAGCGCATGGCTACTTAATGGTAAACAGTTGGATAAATGCCTTGATGCACATATGACGGTTAACAGCTTCCTTGCAGAAAAGACACACTGGCAAGATGCTGGAGGGAAATATGCTGGATGGCTTGAAAGCATGGGATTTGAATATCAATCTGATGAAGGTTGGTGGAGCCTTATAGCTGTAACGCCTGAGACAATAGAATGCTTCGTTAAATACTCAAACGACGATGACTATAAACACCAGGTGGATTCTGCGATAGAAAGATACAAAAGAAAATCGTTCAACCACGAAATATCATCAGTTCTTGATTTCATAGAAATCTTCAAATAAGCCGCCAAACGCGGCTTTACCGCATACCAATAACGCTTCACTCGAGGCGTTTTCGTTATGCAATCAAACAGAAGGAGTTACCCATGATGCACTTTCAGCTCGCGGGTAGCGGCGTCATGTCCGCTTTCTACCCGCACGAATCTGAATTATCACGCCGAGTTAAACAATTAATCAGAGCAGCAAAGAAACAACTGGAGGCCTTATGCGCAATGAAATAGCCATTAATCACCAGATGCTTCGTGCTGCACAAAACAAAGCAGTAATAGCCCGATTTATTGGTGATTCAAAAATGTGGCTTGAAGCAAATAAAGCGATGAAATCAGCTATCAACCTTCCATGGTATCGCAGGAAATGAGTTTTACAGATAACTGGTCAGACGAAGAATTCATTCGTCAGATGAAAGAATTAATCGGTAACGAAGGAGATATGCATGTCACTTGCAACCACTGTGAAGGAGAGCAAGTTACAGAGACGCATGTACACGCAGAAAGCTCTCTGGTATCGCCATAATGGTGACCGCGAAGGAATGCGGGTATGCCTTAATTTGTCCAGAGTCGAAGTATTAAACCAGCGTTATTTCCTTGGGCCATGTCCATTCTGAGGTGAATTATGGATTTGAATAAATTCGATGAGCCATTCAGCCCTGAAGATATCGAATGGCGAATACAGCAAAGCGGTAAAACACGCGATGGCAAAGTGTGGGCTATGGTGCTGGCTTATGTCACGAACCGGGCAATCATGAAACGCCTTGACGATGTTTGTGGCAAAGCAGGATGGCGCAATGAATACCGCGATATTCCCAACAACGGCGGCGTTGAATGCGGCATATCAATCAGGATTGATTCCGAATGGGTAACCAAATGGGATGCTGCTGAAAACACGCAGGTAGAAGCCGTCAAAGGTGGTCGTTCCGGTGCAATGAAGCGCGCTGCCGTTCAATGGGGAATCGGTCGGTATCTGTATAACCTTGAGGAAGGTTTCGCACAAACATCTCTCGATAAAAAGCAGGGATGGCACAGGGCAAAACTGAAGGATGGAACAGGATTTTACTGGCTCCCTCCATCGCTGCCGGGATGGGCAATCCAAGCATCAGATAACAAACCATCACCAGAAAATACCAACCAGAAATCTCCATCGGTTGACTGCGAACAAATCCTGAAAGACTTCAGCGATTATGCATCAACAGAAACTGACAAGAAAAAACTCATCGAGCGTTATCAGCGTGACTGGCAATTAATGGCTGGCAACGAGGAGGCGCAGGCTAAATGCGTTCAGGTAATGAACATCAGAGTTAACGAACTAAAACAGGCGGCATAAATGGCAAGCAGAGGCGTAAATAAGGTGATTATCCTTGGTCGGGTAGGACAAGACCCGGAAGTTCGATACTCACCATCAGGAACAGCGTTCGCTAACCTGACAATAGCCACGTCAGAACAATGGCGAGATAAAAATACTGGCGAGCAAAAGGAATTGACTGAATGGCATCGTGTTGCTGTATCCGGGAAACTGGCTGAGGTCGTGGGGCAGTATGTGAAAAAAGGTGATCAGATTTATTTCGAGGGAATGCTGAGAACCAGAAAGTGGAAAGACCAGTCAGGGCAAGACCGTTACACAACCGAGGTTCATGTCGGAATTAATGGCGTGATGCAAATGCTTGGCGGCATTGGCGACAGCAAACAACAAGCAGCCAGCAGGCAATCACAGAAGCCACAGCAGCAATCATCACCAGCACAACACAACGAACCTCCGATGGATTTTGACGACGATATACCCTTTGCACCAGTAACTCTCCCCTTCCCTCGTCACGCTATTCACGCAATTTAATCAGGAGAAAATCATGCCAGCGCCTCTGTATGGTGCGGATGACGTGCGCCGCTGTTCCGGCAATTCCGTATCGGAGGTGCTGGATAAATTCAGGAAAAACTACGACCGGATAATGTCGCTACCGCAGGAAACGAAAGAGGAAAAGGAATTTCGCCATTGTATATGGCTTGCAGAGAAAGAAGAACGCGAGCGAATTTACCAGACATCAATCCGACCATTCCGCAAAGCCACATATACCCACTTCCCTGAAATTGACCCGCGCCTGCGTAATTACCGCTCACGCTATGGCGCTATCAGTAATGACTGAGGAATTTACCATGAGAGGACTTGCATACAATCCCGGCATTCTTCCGGCAGAAATGATTATTCGCCAACGCGTAAAGCCAATGCCATCGAGAGAGGAATTACTTAAGAGAAATTCTTTTCCATCAGTAAATCAAAACAAATATCTGAATGCGATGTGGCGGAGTGGGAAGAAATGAAACAAATGTCACTAATTGAGATGGATGGATTTCTGAAAGGTAAATGCATCCCAAGTGATTTAAAGGTTAACGAAACAAACGCTGAATATCTGGTGCGTAAATTTGCTGAAGCGGAGGCCAAGTGCGCGGCGCTGGCGGCGGAGAATGCGGGGCTGAAGTCTGGCGCTATGGACGAAATCGAGGTTATCAACCGTGGAGGGCAGGCATATTGCGTAAAAGATGGAGTGCAAGTTAATCCCATGTATGCAAGAGGGTGGAATGACTATCGCGCAAAGTCTCTGCAATCAAACACTCCAGCCACTGATGCTTTCCTGACTGAAATTGAACGCAAAGCAATCCGCAAGTTCATTAATAGCATTGAACACATCCTGCGTGACAACTTGTCACCGTATGACACCGAAGAGATGCTTGAGGCTATGCGTATTTTTCTGGAAGAACAGGGAGGTGAGCAAAAATGACAATCACAAAACAACGAGTAGAAAAAATCATATATCGCCATGAAATGGGACTGAACAGCGATGTCACTGCCGAAGAGGTTTATGACCTGGCTGTACTGGTGCTGAATTTATCAAATATCGCAAACCTGAAGCGATACGAGCTTGATATGGATGGTTGTGACTCGCGCGGTCAGGATTGTGGCGCTGACATGACTGAAGATTCTGATGGCGATTATGTCCTGTTTGATGACGTGGTTAAGTTGTTTGAGTTTGATACAACCACTCAGAAGCTAGAAAGCCCAGCAAAGGAGGCAGCCAGTGAGCGAGATTGACTATCAGGCACTGCGTGAGGCGGCGCAGAACGCGAAAGATTTAGGTGGGATTAAGAATTACAAGCGAGGCGAGCAAGCTGTTGCCGAATTTGAGTCCCTGACAACGCCACACATTGTGCTGGCGCTTCTGGATGAACGGGAAAGAAACCAGCAATACATCAAACACCGCGATCAGGAGAATGAGGATATTGCGCTAACGGTAGGGAAGCTGCGCGTTGAGCTGGAAGGCAAAGACAAGCTGATTGCAGAGCTTAGAAAACAATGCGCTGAATGGGAGCGAAAGGCATTTAGCAACTTTGAAGAGTGCGCTGCGATGGCTGATCGTATCGAATATATGAGTAAGCAAAGTTGCGAAGCTCGGGAGCGTGATTTGTTTGAATCATGGGTAATGCATTCAATTTGTATCTCCAAATCGACGCTTGAAGGATTGCGTACCGAAACTGGATACCGTAACGCAACCTTATCAGGCACAGACTTCAACCGAATGTGGGAACAATGGAAATCTATCCGCGCCGCTGGCATTCGCATCAAAGGAGAGTGATATGTCACTGACAGTGAGGCAGTTAATCAGCAAGCTCAGAAAAATGCCTCCTGAGGCTGTCGTGGTCTGGCAGGGCTATGACCAATCAGAGGGTGACTATAACGATTTCGTAGTCCATGTCGCTGATATTACAGATGAAAATTCATCATCCTTTGACCCGGAAGTGCGCGTTGTGGCACTTAGAGGATAACCTATGAACACTTTTACAGACAAAGAACTGATTAAAGAAATCAAAGAGCGAATCGGTAGCCTGGACGTTAGAGACAATATTGAGCGCCGTGCTTATGAAATTGCGCTGGCATCGCTGGGAGCAGAGCCTGTGGCATATCAGTATCGCCAGTGGGATGCAGAAAATGATGAATGGGGGGAATGGGAAGATTGCGGGGAATGTGCTTTCGAATGGTTTGCCGAGGGAGAGAAACGCCTTGGGGAAGGCGTTCAGACCCGTAAGCTATACGCCGCGCCGCCATGCTAAACAAGGAGATGAACAATGGATAATCGATATGAAATAGCAGAACAAAATGGCATGAGCCTAGAGTTCGCTGACTGGTTCTTTGATAACAAAAAAGATGGCTGTGGAAACACCTGGTTCGTGATGATGGCTGCCATGTGGGAAGGCTGGAAAGGCCGGGCAGAACCGCCAGTGCCGGATAAAATCGCGCAAGCAATTGAAAATCTCAAGCAGAAGTTAGTGGAATGCAATCGCTATAACTACTGCGCAGATGCAGTTAAAGGTGTTGAGGATGCCAGCCGCGTCTTGGCACTCCAAAATCAAAATATGTCAGCGCCGATAACGCCGGAGGCCATTGAAAACGCAATTGAATACATCCGCAGTATCGCTTTTCACATCGATGAAGACGATTACCACGGCAAACATATTGCGTATTTCATGCGACAAGCATTGGCCTGGCTGGAAGGGCATTCATGCAGCGATGACAGACAAGGTAAAGCCGACAATCAACCAGCATCTGGTAACCAGGTCGCCGAATTCAATAACGGTAATGAGTGGACTGGCAATCCTGATATTGATAACGCAATCATCATGCTCGACCGCGTAGATACGGCGGAACGTTGCGATGATGACCGTATTGAGGCTGTTAAGGCTGTGTTGCGTAAACTGGCTGGCAACTCTCCGGTAACTCCGGATGGTTGGGTCATGGTGCCGAAGAGACTAACTATTGAGAACGGCGCTAAAGGTGCACTTTCTGGTGAGTTTTCAGAAACAGTATTCACTAACTGCCCGGAATGTTTTGGTGATGATGATTGCGAAACTTGTGACTGCAGCGGGAGAATCGAAATCAAGGTTCCAGTCAGTTGGACAACTATCAAAACTATTTGGGCTAAAGGGGGTGAGCACTTTTCAATAGTAGCACCGCAGCAAGATGGGGGATGAAAACAAGCCTTTATAACTTAAAGGCATAAAAAAAATCGCTCATAGACCAAAAGGAATCTACGTCAAATATTACTATATTTCAATGTGTTATAATGATCCCGTCCATAAAATGGGGAGACAAAAAATGTTCAAACGCTGCATCACCAAGTGTGGAAGTACACCTGACATCCACGCTTTTATTAATGAAGATGGTAAGCTTGTTGTTGAGAGGAGTGGTCCTTTTATTAGCAAACAACTTATCATTACCTTTCCAGCGGAGATGGCCGGGGAATGGATAGTTTCTGAACCAGAGGAGTGGCACATCCCTCTTCCTTATGGCCCTCAGGGACTGATTTATAACCGTTATGTTCAGAAGGAGGCGGGTTGACAATGCCAGGCATAACATCGCCGAGCAATCGAAAGAAAAACAGAACAAGGTAAACGTTGACCTTGCAGCATCAGGCGTGGCGTACAGAGAGCGCCTTAACATACCTGTTATCACTGAGCAGGTAGCACGAGAGCAACCTGAGCACTCACGCGAGTATTTCATGGAGCGCGTCAGATACTATCGCGAGCAGTCGTTAAACCTGCCCAAGGGAAGCAACCATGGTATATCGAGATGGATGAACAGAACGCCAAGAAGTAAGCGCAATTTGAACGAATGCGAACCCGCCGAGTGCGGGTTTTCTTTTATCTGAACTCGCTACGGCGGGTTTTGTTTTATGGAGACAAGAAATGTCAGATTTGGCTATGAAGGTTTTGAAATGGCAATCGACTGGCGATGTCGGCATCAGTAGCGCAACTCTTGCCTCAATCGCATGTGGACTGAAAAAGAATATCTATGGTCATCACTTCGGCGCTCCACATGACGCAGCCGATTTCCGACGATGCGTTGCACTTGTTGAGCAGATTCCAGAAATCAGAGATTCATTCGACAAGGTTGCAAAGCGCGTTCCGGCATTCAAAGGCATCCTCAACGAATGGGATTCCCTCGTTGCTCTGTTGAAGTCTGAAATGAAGATACACGGAAACAAAGCACCAGAGACTTACAGAAGAATCAGAGAACTACGCAAGGACTAACTATGGAATCATACAGCCTCACACTCGATGAGGCCTGACAGTTTCTCAAGATCGCCAGATCTACCGCAACCGACAATAACCGCCACTGAACGGTTTATTTCTTTATGGAGAAACCATACAAATGACAATCAATATTCAGCCGATTCTAATAAACCGCGAGCGTGTTCAGGAGATGCTTGGTGGTATCTCCAGAACTACTTTTTACCGGAAGCGTAAACAGTGGGAGCAATCAGGGACACCATTCCCTCGGGAAGTGGAAGAAATCCACCCACCGAAAGGCGGCGCCCTCTTTCGCTACAAGGAAGTTATTCAGTTTTGCAAAGATAAAGGATTGATTTCCGAACACTCTTGA